TTTCGGTACGATTGAAAGAACTGCGTGGTTGGATCGCGGTACACGGACCTTCCCTATAGCTGTGGGTGATGGCTATATCTATAACCACGAGTTTGGCTATGATGATGATGGCGTGGCTATGAATTCATTTATCGAGTCAGCAGCCATAGACATTGGTGACGGTGACAAGTTTACATATCTGCGTAAGATTGTTCCTGATTTAACTTTTGATGGCTCGACTAACCTAGCATCGCCACAGGCCACGTTTACTGTAAAGGCAAGAAACAATCCTGGCTCTGACTTTGATAACACTCAATCTGGTATCACAACCAGAACACAGGCTACTCCTGTAGAAGAATTTACAGAACAGTTAGATTTAAGAGTTCGTGGACGTTCCTTTGCACTTCGTGTAGAATCAGGGGCATTAGGGTCTAAATGGAAGTTGGGTAGCCCTCGTGTAGACATTAGGCAGGATGGTAGAAGATAATGTCAAGTAATCAGGTTGCACCGCCAAGACTTCCAGAACCGCAGGCCGAGTACTCGCAGCAGTACATGGCGGATTTAGTGCGTTCTTTGCAAACTTTTATTGAGCAAGAGCGTAACCCTGGTGAGATGCGAGGGACTAAACTAACGCTGACGGATCTACCTACTTCAGCGACGGGCCTTGAAACTGGGTCCTTGTACAACGACAGCGGCACAATAAAGGTTGCATAATGGGTTTATTTAAGTCATTCAAAAAAATGCTTGCTCCTATAGGCGGGGCTGTTGGGTTTGCTATCGGTGGTCCAATGGGCGCGGCCCTCGGTTCTGGGATTGGTTCTCTTGCTGGCGGAGGAGATGTTGAAGACGCTTTAATTGCAGGTGCTGTGGGTTTTGCGGGTGGTTCTCTTGCCAAGGGTGCAGGATTTGGCACGGGTACAGGACAAGGTATTGAAAGATTGCTGCCAAGCTACACAAGCAAAGGCGTTACAACAAGTGCTTTAGGATTTGGTCCAACCTCTACTAATGTAGTGCGGAACCTTGGCGCGGGTATGCCCGAAGGCACTGCTCTTATGCCCGGAGAAAAGAAGGGTATCTTCTCCATGTTTGATGACATGGGTCTGGGTGGAAAAGCTGCTTTAGGTCTGGGCGCTGCTGGTTTGATAGGTGCGTTAAGTCCTGAAGAAGAAGAGGCGGCAAAACCAATAGACTACGGCCCTGACGGCAAGGCTTTTGGAAAGGTTGTCGGACGGTCAGGAACAGCGTATGATGTAAATGACCCACGACAGATGGAAAGTTATCGTCAGGAGTTGAGACAGTTGCAACAGCCAGGGTATGATTATCGCACCGACCCATATGCTCCTGTTGCTCGTAGTTCTGGGTACGCAAGTGGCGGTGAGGTTGACGCGGAAGATGCTTTAAAGCCTAATCAATATAGGCTGAACAACAGTCCCGGTAGTTCTATAATAACAAGAACTCCGCTTCAGCAACAAAGCTACGAGCGTCAGTTTAAAGGTGAGGTTGACGGACCGGGAACAGGAACATCTGATTCTGTGCCCGCGAGGCTCTCCGACGGGGAATTTGTTTTAACAGCCAAGGCTGTTGAAGGTGCAGGCGGTGGAGATAGAGATATCGGCGCGGCACGTTTATATGATATGATGTCAGAACTAGAGGCGACAGCATAATGGCAACACAAACAGTAGAACAGGTAGCAAGACTAGCTCCCTTTCAGGAAAAATTTCTGAAAGACATTTTTGCGCAAGCTACCGCGCTTAAAGGAACACCTCAACCCTTTGCTCCACAGCAATTAGCTGGTTTGTCTTCTGCACAACAGCAGGCTGTTTCACAAGCACAATCGGGTATTGGTGGTTATCAGCCATACATGCAAGCCGCTCAACAGTTTGCGGCACCCGGCGGTGCTCAGCAGTTTATGAACCCATACGAACAACAGGTTGTTCAGCAGACAATGCAGGACATTGGTCGTGAAGGTGCAAAGGCTCAAACACAACTAGCAGGTCAGGGCGTTGCCTCTGGCGCGTTTGGTGGTTCTCGCTTCGGTGTGGCACAGGGTGAGCTAGCAGGTAAGACATTAGAACAGCAGACAAGAGCCGCTGGTCAGCTAAGACAGCAGGGCTTTCAGCAAGCACAACAGGCAGCGCAAAGAGCCGCACAGCTACAAGCTGGTCTGGGTCAAGCACAACAGCAGATGGGTATGCAGGACATCAACCAGCTTTTGGGTATCGGTTCTCTGCAACAGCGTCAGCAGCAGGCTGGCTTCGACGTTGCCAGAGCCAATACACTGGCACAGCAAGCACTACCGTTTCAAGAAGTCGGCTTCTTGTCAGACATCTTTCGTGGTGTACCAGCGTTGCAGTCAACTATGCAAACATCTACAACACCACCTCCAAGCCTTGGCTCACAGCTTCTCGGTCTTGGTATCGCGGGTCTTGGTGCGGCTGGTCAAGCACAAGGGTTTGGTAACTTGTTCGGTATGGGAAGCTAAATATGAACAACGAAGTTCTACGTCGTAAGTTATTTCGTACTGTATTAGCGGACTCACGTTCTCCAGCCGGGATTCTCGCATCTTCACCTGAGATGGTGGATACTGTTCAACGTCGTGCAAATGGCGGGATAAGCGACAGGCGCAAAATTGCTGGTCAACAGTTTGCTAGGCTCTCTGCTGGTCTTCCTGAAGGAACAGAAAAGCCTGAGTCATATTTACAGGTACTTGCTCGTATTAAAAACTTGCCGACACAACAGCAAGCGGAAGAACTTATGAAAGCAGGATTTGGAGCAACCATTGGGCCTGATGTTCCTGCCGCCATAGGTGCTACCACTGATGAGGTTTCTCGTCGGGCAGGAATTGCTGGTCAGATAATTAGTGAAGACCTTAGTGAAGTGTTTGGACCAGACGCGGACAAGGGTATTCGTGAAGGTTTAAGAAGCGGTTTTCAATCTATTAAGAATGCCACTGGTTTAGACTATTCAGTTGGCGAAGAAGGCGGATTGGGTAGTTTGCTCACCGCCGGAACAGGAAAAACAAGAGCACAGCTTCTTGAGGAAGAAGCTTCAGCGGCGGCGGACATTGCGGGTTCTCCAATGGTTGGGGCGGACAGACCTGCTGTGGACGATGATTTAGAAGCAAATATGGCGGGTGATATGGCGGGTGACATACCACCGACTGTCGCAGAAGAGGTGTCTCAGGCCGCTGTTTCTGGTGCGGACACTCAGACGATCATCAAGCCAAAAATAGATGATGCCGCCGCGCCAAAGACTGACCTAGACCCCGACAACAATTTATCTAACTTCAGCGCACAACTTGATAGTGCTAAAACTACGTCCGAAGTAAGCAAGATCACTGCACCAAAAATTAAAGCCGAAGATTTTGTTGGTGAGAAGGAGAAGGTCGGTGAGTCTTGGACCAAGTTCATCGACAAGTCTTTCAAGCCTACAGATCGTGTTACATTCTCTGACATGGAGGAAAAGGCCAAAGAACTTATGGACTTTGATCCAGAGGCAGTAGAAGCGGACAAGAAATCTGCTTTCTTTATGAACCTAATGAAGGCTGGGTTAGCAATAGCTGCTGGTGAAAGCGACAATTTGGTGACAAACCTTGCCAAAGGTTTGGGCGTTGGCCTTGAAGGATACGGCAAAGACCTTAACAGAATCAGCGCAGACGAAAAAGAAAAGAGAAAAGAATATCGCGCAACAGTGATGAAGATGGTTGATGACGAAAACGACTTTCAGGTTGCTATGGATGGCCTAAAAGTTCAAGTAGATTTAGGAATGGCACGTCTTGCTCAAGCAGACAACAACGCTAGGCAGCAACGAAACTTAGCACGAGATACAGCAGAACTTAGCGCTGCACAGGCAGAAGCGCAAATGGGATTGCAAGCTGACATTGGAAATGCAAGAAACGACCTTGCCGCCGCTTCAAACGCTCTTCAGTTTAAAACACTAGAGCTTAGTCACTTTAAGGCTATGACTGACCTTGGTTATAAAGAACAAGCTTTAGATGAGCAGAAAAGAAGCAATGTAGCAAATGAATCTCTTAAAAGGTACACGGCAGAGCTTGCTGGCATGTCGAAAGAACAAATTCAAGTCATGGGGCTTGGTTCTGATTTTGCTGTACTAAATAATGACGGAACATTTAAAGAGTTTACTCCAGAAGGGGAAAAACTTTATACGACTCTTATTACTGCTAGTTCGACAACAAAGTCAAGCATTACAGATTTGGTAAGAACATCAAACGCACATGCAGTTAATGGAAACATTCTTGGCGTTCCTTTAAGCTCTAGCCCAGTAATAGCGCAACAACAGGGCTTGGTTTGGGAAAGCACCTTCAAGGAAAACTATTCCAAGGCTCTAGAAGATGGTAACAAAGATCTAGCTGAAAGTATTCTAGGAGACTTCCAAGCCAGCATCGGTGTTCAAGCACAGCCCACGCAAGAAACATCAACAGGGTTTAAAGTAAAAAGGTAGGGCCAACTCATGGCGGAGTACACAGTAGTAGGCCCCGACGGAAAAGAGTATCAGCTTGAGGGTCCAGAAAACGCTACAGATGATCAGATAATAGCTGCTGCACAGGAGTTACTTGCTCCTGCTCCTGCTCCTGCCTCTGTTCAACAACCAGAGCCTGTGTCCGAGACCCAAGAGTCAACGACACAGGAGATTGCTGAAGGTGTGGCATCTGGTTTGCTTGCCATCCCACAGGGGATCGCGGAACTCGGTGCTGCTGGTATCGATCTTGCCTTTGACACCAGCTACTCGCGTGATGTAACAGAAGCTTTTGATGGTATTCGTGAGGCCGCAGGTATTGACCCTGAAGGTGCTGCGGGTGAGATTGCCGAAGTGTTGACGCAGTTTGTGATTCCGGGTCTTGGAGTGGCTGGTGCTGTTAGCAAACTAAGTCGTATTAGAAATCTTCCAAGTCTAGCTAGAAAAGCGTCGCAGATTGGAGCGGCGGGTATAACAGATGCTGTTGTTGCCACAGATGGTGTAACTACTATTGGTGATTTTTTTGATGCTGGACCCACACAAACTATTGACACAATTGGATTAGAGGGCAGGGAACTTGCTGCCGCTCGAATTGCAAACAAACTGAAGGTCGGGCTAGAGGCAACGGGTGCCGCCGCCGCTGTTGAACCAGCCTTAAAAGCTGTAGGGTTTGGGGGAAAGATGGCAGTGAAAGCCACTGCGCCAATCGTGTCTCCTGTCGCCCGTGGTGTGTTAGCAACAGGTAAAGCAATCGGTAAGCCGATTGCGGAACTTGCAGAACAAAACACTCTGGTTGGCAATGGCGTCAACTCCTTCTTATCTGTGTTTCGCTCACGCGGAAACATGACGCAAGAGATGTTCGAAGAGTCTTCTAGGATTACGGGCAAGGTCGAGGCAGACATTAATCAGGCGGCAACAACACTTCGTACCTTGCAAAAAAACATAGATGATACGATGGGCAGGTCTGAGCAGGTTATGATGGACGGGTCTCCTGTCTCCAGAAGCGAACTTAATAACAGACTTTACGAGTATCTTACAGGAACTTCTGAACTAAGCTCTTTGCCTACGTTCATGGCTGAACCTGCCAAAGCAATGCGGCAGCAAGTGGATAAGCTGTCAAATGATATTGTCAACTCGGATTATTTGACGAATCAAGGAAATGAGAAAGTCATAGAAGCCATAAAAGAAAACATTGGCTCGTATCTTCGCCGTCGTTACAAAATATTTGAAGACAAGACTTACATTGGTTCTGACGAGTTTGTAGCAGAACGTGGCAAGACTGTTCAGTTTTTTAAAAACAATCCCGAACTAGCAAAAAAAATAGGCGAAGAGATGCTAGAAAAGGGCCACCGTATAGAAGACGGAGACATCAGTGAATTAGCTACGGGGCTACGTCTCACTGACGAGTACGCACAAAGACTTACTGATGACTATGTCTCTCAATATGCTGGCTCTAACAGGAAACTTCCTGGTGCTGGCAAACAAAAATCTAGTACTCCAACCCGTATTGCTAAAAATAAAATTAAGACAGGGCTGTTTGCTACAAGACAAGCGGTGCCAGAACAGCTTCGCCGTTTGCTTGGTGAGGTCAAAGATCCGCAGGAAGCGTTTATTAGCACCGTCGCTGACATGGCTGAGTTCCGCGCTATTGATGATTTTTATGGATATGTTAACAACAATCTTGTCGACGGGGCGGAAGGTCTTGTATTAAGCTCAGATGCTTATGCAAAACTTCCAATGGCACAAAAAGCCAGGTACGCAGAAGAAGCTTTAGGTGAGGGCTTTGGTTCCCTACAGGGAAAATATGTAACTAGAAGATTATATAACGACCTTACAAGCATGGTAATTGGAAATGCAGGAACTATGGGCAACATTGCTCGTTCAACCTACTCTGCCTTTCTAAGAGCAAAAGGTATTTCTCAGGCCAGTAAAACTATTTACTCTCCAATCACACAAGTTCGTAACGTAACCTCCGCTGGGCTTTTTGCTACAATGCAGGGTAATGTTGGGGCTGGTGCTAATCTGTGGGACAGTGTTGGTTTAGTGTGGAACAACATCAGCAAACGTGCGGACAAAGCCGAGTACTTTCAAAACCTACAGAGACTTGGGGTTGTTGGGACACAATCACAAATTAGAGAGATGGACCGTCTTATTTCGGAGGGTCTGGGTGGCACAAGAGCCACAGACATAGACAACTTAGGCATCCCCACATCAGGAAGTTTTGCAGACACGTTCCGTCGGGGTAAGGCGGGGAGCTTTTTATCTGGTGTAAACAAAAAGGCCAGAGATTTTTATCAAGGCGGTGATGATGTATGGAAGGTGTACAACTTCGAGTTCGAAAAGAATAAAATACTAAAAGCCCTTGGCTCTGAGTCAGAGGTTCGTGCCGCCTTTGGCAAAAGCTCTGATGAGTATGCCGCTGACATCGTGAAGAATACTGTGCCTAACTATGAACGTGTGCCTGAGATTGTCAAAAGTCTCCGCAAGCTTCCTGTCGGTAACTTCATCGCCTTCCCCGCAGAGATTATTCGTACCAGCGCAAACACACTAAAACAGTCTCTTGATGAACTGGCAAGTTCCAACGCCAAGGTTCGTGAGATAGGTATGCGTCGTTTGATGGGTTCAACCATGACTATGTTCGTTGCACCAGCAACCATACAAAAGATGGCGATGGATTTGACAGGTGTGTCTGAAGAGCAGATGGAAGCTGTTCGCGAGACCGCAGCACCTTGGCAGCAAAACAGTAGATTGATACCAACAAGTGTAAACAAAGATGGTCGGGTCACTGGCTACATTGATTACAGTTATACTAACCCATACGATTATCTTCAGCGTCCTTTTCTTGCTGTATTGAATGCAGTTAACCGTGGCGAAGAAATGGGTAGCGACACAAGCAAGATTGCAACAGACGCTATTTTAGGTTCTGTTGGTGAGATATTCGCTCCTTTTGGTAGTGAATCAATTATTACAGAACGGATTGTTGACACCACTATTCGCGGCGGTAGAACACAGACTGGTGCGAAAGTTTACCGCGAAGAGGATACCGTTGGCGATAAAGCTATGAAGAGCTTCTTTCATGTTGCTGATTCATTCGTGCCTGGAGCCGTGCCTGTTACGCTAAAAGGCATGAGAAAAGAAACACAAGACCCCGGTATTGAACCTGGACGGTTTGCCCGGTCACTGATGTCTGATACCACAGACCCGAATGGCAACGAGCGGCGAGTGGCGCAAGAACTTTTCAGAGCATTTACTGGCGTTACCGAGAATGAAGTCAAGCCTGAAAACATTATGATGTACCGTGGCTATGAGTACGGACGTGCGCTGCAAAGCACGTCTCAGATATTTAACACTGCTGTAAGTACCCGCAGTCAGCTTGACCCACAGAATGCTATTGATACTTATAGAGAAGCTAACGAAGCTCGGTTCAGAGTTATGAATGAAATGTACCGTGTAGTACAGAACATGCGTAAGCTAGGCATACCTGACTCAGAGATTCGTAGAACATTAAAGAAAAACAAGGTCGCAGAAGTGACAGCCCTGATGCAAGGACGTTTTGTACCTTTTAAGCCATCAAAAGAAATTAGAAAGCGCGTTCGTGAAAACGACAACAAACTACCAATGTCTGATATCTTTAGAATTAGAAACGAGCTTCGTAGTCTAAAGCTTGGGGCACAGCCTGAACCCGAACCACAGGTCGAAGAAACTCGGACCCCGGACCTTGCACCTAGTCAGGCACAACAACCAGTTGCAGCCGCCGCACCTCCTCCTCCAGCGGTGGCGCAGGCGGGGGCCGCTCCTGCCCAAATGGCGGCCCCCGCACCTACTTCACAGCAACAGGATAGTAGTGGTATAATGTCTTTCTTAGGTGGCAACCCGATTGACGCGCTGAAGAACTTACAAATATTCCAGAGGACACAGTAATGAAATCCACAACTATAGATCAGCTACGACAGGAGCTTGCTTCTGACGAGGGCTGCAAGTACGAGATATATTTAGACCACCTAAATTTACCCACGTTTGGAATTGGTCACTTAATAAAAAAATCTGACCCTGAGTATGGCAAGCCTGTTGGCACAGTCATTGAACAAGAACGTGTAGACGGGGTTTTTAAGTTGGACATTGCCGTCACGCTTGAAGATTGTCACCGTCTATACCCAGATTGGAACGACCTGCCAGAAGAGTGTCAGCTTATTATTGCAAACATGATGTTCAACCTTGGCTACCCTCGCTTGTCAAAGTTTAAAGGCATGAAAGCAGGGGTTGATGCGCGAGAGTTCAACTCCGCAGCGGACGAGATGGTAGATTCCAGGTGGTATACGCAGGTCCCAAACCGCGCAAGGCGTTTAGTAGCCCGTATGCGCGCCCTTGCAAGTGACTGATTTTACTAAATAAAAACATAGATTCTCAGGGCCTTCAGCAGCGACAGCCGTGTCTAACTACCTTCAGGTCCCTCAGAATTGCAGTCTAGGGGCTGATACCACAGAAAAAACGCATTACAGTTGGGGCAAGACAGGTTTGATTCAATATATTCCTCGCCATGCATGTCTTCATGGTCGTGATCACCTCCCCATATTAGGTCATGCCCACATGACCAGCACTTAGGTTGCTGAAACATTTCGCTCACACTTTACACCTTTAATGGTTACGGGAGTTTCATGCTGGTACCAAATACGAATCGTATCCTTAACCATTTCCTGTATTCTTTCTTCGCACTTTTCTTCTGTGCGATATGGGCCTCTGTCATCTGTTAGCTTCATACATGCATCGGCTATCAATGCATGACAAGCAATTACTATTGCAGTAAACATATCATCCTCACTCTACTTCCCCCCAGTTGTCTACGATTGCAGCATCAACCTCAAAGGGAATATTTAAATTAGGAACACAGGTTGTCATTATCTCTGTGATCCGATTCGCTTGTTCCTGACTCTCGATATTGAAGCAAAGTTCGTCATGCACCGTAAGCACAGGAAGTAATCCCTCTGCATAGCAATCGACCATCGCCTTTTTTGTCTGGTCGGCGCTGGAACCTTGAATCAATCTGTTCAGTGCCTTGTATGTAAAGGCACGTTTAATGGCAGCTTTGCCACCATATTCCTTCGCTGCCTTTTCTAAAGGCAGTGCTTTATTATAACCGTATGACTTAGGTTCCCACATGTCAAATCTACACTTGCGGCCCAGCCATGTTCTTATGTGTCCGTTGTTATCAGCCTGCTTCATGGCAAGGTCAGCCATACCTTTTACGAACGGCACCTTCTGGTGGTACTGACCAAGCAGTTCTTTGGCTTCGTCTTCAGTAATATCCATCACACCCGCCAGCTTGCCACGTCCCATGCCGTACATGATGCCAAGGTTTACAGTCTTTGCCTGCTTACGGCTGATGCCAGCGATGTCAGCCACCATCTGATGAAAGTCAGCATCGCCGTCTTGGTACATCTGCACCACGTCATCAATCTGTGGGTGACGATTCGCACCTTTTAGTGTAGAACAATAATGGGCAAGCCAGCGTGGTTCCTGTGAGGCGTAGTCAAATGACCCCCACTTGCAACCATCTTCAGGGATAAACAGACCACGAATCATTGCTTTAATTTCTGGGTCTCTTGCCGGAATTTGTTGGAGGTTTGGGTTGGACGAAGAAAACCGCCCGGTTACAGTACCACCATCATCAGACCTAAGAGGGTTAAAGTCACAATGTATTCTACCATTATGCGAGTGCGCAAGAATTGTCTCAATAAATGTTGTGTTGGCTTTGTTAAACTCGCGCAAGCGTACAATCTTCTGCGCCAGTGGGTGCTCATGGTTTGCAAGAAATTGTTTTGTAAAGGACGGAGCATCCGTATTTTTTGTCCTCTCATAGGTCAACCCGACAGCGTCGAACGCCTTTGCTATAGATGTGGCGACCCAAGGCTCAACATGGACTTGGGTAAGATCCTTTATTTCAAGTAGCAGTGCGTCTTCTCTCTGCTTTAACTCTTTCTGAACTTGCTCTGCCTTGTCAATATTTACTCGCACACCGCGCGTCTTCATGTCTAACAGAACGGGTAACAGGCTCGACTCAAGATCAAAAATACCAGTGCACTCATCCGTAACAAGCTCACCGCGTAACCTATCCCAAAGACGTAAGGTCACTGCCGCGTCCTGTTCCGCATACCGCCCGACAAAGGTGGAGTCCAGCTTCCACATACCGCCCTTGGGGTCCACGCCATACATATCAGCCGCAGACCTCAACATCTTTTCATTCTTCCATTCGCCCAGATATTCACCAGACAAAGAGTTCAGATTGTAATAACGTCTGTTCTCATTCAGAAGTGGAGCAGCTATCATCGTGTCAATAATTTTGCCCTGCACTTCAATACCTGCCCAACGCAACCAGCCAAGATCATACATACAGTTGTGCATAACCTTTTCTATGTGTGGGGTAGCCAACTGCTTCTTCAACCAGTTGACAACTTTTTTCTCTGGCAGGTTACCCGACTCATGACGAACAGGAAAGTATCCAACAAAATCTCCAGCGGCGATAGCATATCCTATGACATACCCGTCACCACGACACCAGCCTGGGCCTAGTGTGGTTAGGTTTGGGTCTCTTGTTTCCAAGTCAATGGCTATTCTTTCACAGCCTGTCAGGTCTGGAAAGGTAGACGGTGGTAACCAGCTTTCGTTTTCTGGGTCAAACAAATCAACCTTCATCGTTTATAATCTCCCCGCCCAACGCGGCGTAGCCTATAATATCCACCCACGAATCATCCTTGCTAATGTCCTCTGCTAGACGTGCCAGCTTTAGACCCACCATGCAGGCAACAACTTCTTCAGGTGTTATCTCACGATCAAGAATGATACCCCATATCTTAGCAATACGCTCATGGTTCATCTTTGCCGGGCCATACTCCTTGGCCCTTGGACCGTTGATTAAACTTTCAGCAGTGTCTAGAAAATACTTTCTGTCCTTCATATTAAAAACCCATACTTTGATTGTGATTCGATAATGTGTAATGCTTTTTTAGCGCGAGTCAGCCCGACGTAGAACGTG